TGCCAGACCAAATAAAAGCTAACACTTGCATTACCATGTGTCTAACTTGTAAGTCTGGTATATGTCTTAATGGATTATGTTTCATATTCATAATCCCATTCCATGAATTAACTATGAAACTTCTCATCATCACTCCTAATCCTGTTAGTTATTTCTTCGTCACTCTCTCCATGTAACACTTCGTCTGCGTCTTCATCAAGCACAGCATAACTATCTTGGTCATCCATTGGCACAAGTATTTCTACGCCTTCGTAACCACTTGTTATATAATAGTTTCTTGGTTTCTTTTTTTTATTCATATTACCTCATCTACTGTTAAGTATACTGTTTCAAGCATATCATCATTACCACAATGCGGACATACTAATATAAGCTCATTATCTCCTTCATCATATATATTAGTACACTTTAAACATTCAATCTGTTCCTTCGGCATAAGGGTCTCCTCTCTTCATGTTAAGCATTTCTTCTATCTCCGTTTTTTCCATAGCATCATCAAAGTCTCTGTCATAATCTTTTACAACATCTTTAACTCTATTTAAAAGATAATCTAACTGTTCACTTTTATTCATGTAAACTAACTCATCTAAACCTGCTACAATAACTCGTAATCTATTTATATATTTTGTTGCGTCAAGCATTTATAACCTCCTCGTTATCTTTACCATAGTTCGATATGTGTTGTAAAAATACCATGTCTCCTGCATTGTCAGTAATTATATTAGACATATTTGATAATGTTAAATCTGCATAAACCCAAGATTGAGATTTAATATCGTATTGTAATAATTTATTATTTTCACTA